GAATCTTTACCCAGCGTACCCCACGCTCAAGTCAGACATAGTCTTTTGTCTTGGCGAAGCGTGGTGGATGAGGCGCGTTCATCAACACAACGTTGAAATGTTCAACAGGCTCACTCAAACCATTCGCAATCAAGTCATGGCGAGGTGCAATCAAGATGGCGTGCGGTGGGATGAGTTGATGCGTGGGCGAGTGTGGTACCGGAAGTTGTACAGCAAAGTGTGCTTCTGGGACCCGGGGTATGATGCCGAGAGGGCGGCTTGGACTAGCGCCTGGAGGTCACTTCCAGAGCGCAGGCCGGTTGCAGTCCCCTGCTCGAAACTGTATCTCAAGAAGTTCTACGCATCGCAACAAGAGGGCTTTGAGGACATGTTCCAAGACCTGTACGACGACCTTGACATCAAGTTCGACAGCGACCAACCTGAACAGGACGAATATGTGCAGGTGTATGGTACCACCACCCGGGCAACTATGACGTTTCCGGCCTCACATGAGGCCAACATGGCGCAAGCTTTTGTGAAGCGGTATGGTTTCCCACGGGAGGTAGATCCAGAACACGTGCAGGATGTTGTCCGTGAGGCGCGAGGGTTGCTGGAGCACTTCAACACACACGACATGGTGGAGTTTGACGACGACGTGGTGCGCAGGCACTTCACTGAGACCTATGGGGCCAGAAAGGCTCATCGCTATATGAAGAAGCGGTCTCAGGAGTTGCTGCCCAAGCATTTTACGAAGCGCCAGTGCTTCCCGAAACCAGAACCATACTTGGGGAAGAGACCCGACAACACAAAGTGCAGAGTGATCATCAGTTATGATGAAGCGTTGACTGCACACGGTTGGGAATACTTCCATCAGGTCAACCAGTGGGCGAAGAAGACATTTTGTCATGACTCAAACATTTGGTATACCAGTGGTGCCTCTCCGGCTAAGCTAGGGACGTTCGCGGATCGCATGAACACATACGGGGTAATTCTCGAGATGGACATGTCGAATTGGGACGGCTCTCAGCTCGCGCCTCTGCTTGATGGCATCGAGAAGTGGTTCTTGACTGAGAAGTTTTCGGGATGGCCTGACAAACTCAAGCCTATGTTCGACAACTGGACAGGAGCGGTGGCACGGACAGCCCGACGAGGGCTAGAAGTTGCCATCACGCATGGAAGGCAGTCAGGGTGCTGGGCGACGAGCTCTGGCAACTCCATACTCAACATCATCTATGTGATGATTTGTCTTGGACTCAATTGGGACTCGGACTTTATGATGATGGTGCAGGGAGATGACAATGTTGTCGCCTTGAACCGTGATGTTGATGTGGAGGAGATTGTCTCATTCTACGCGCGCATGGGCATGAAGATGGTGGTCAAACGCCACCAGTCCATGCGACAAGTGGAATTCTGTTCGGGCCTCTTCTGGGAGATGCGCCAGGGCTTCTTGTGGCAGACCAAACCATTTCGGATGTTTACCAAGTTTGGAATGGACAGTGCTGGCAAAGGGAGCATGCGTGCGCACAAGGCGTTGGTAGGAGACCTACGC